GCTGCTGACTTCACACCGTATGACGATATTACTGAGGCTCAAGCTCAGGGCTGGGTCTGGGGTCATGTATCACAAGCTGATACAGAAGCTGCTATTGCTTCTAAGATTGATGCGATAGCTAATCCAACGACTGCTGACGGTGTACCGTGGGCAGCATAACCTAGAAAGGAAATCATATGACTGAAGAAAAAAAGGTCATTATTGATGATGTTGAATATCTGGAAAGTGAATTAACAGATGAAGCCAAGAGGCTTATCAATCACTTAAATAGAATGGATCAAAAGCTTACTGCTGCCAAACTTAATCTGATTGAATTGGAAAGAGGCAGCAAAGCGTTCTTTGATGATCTAAAAGCTGAATTAGAGGCTGCATAATGTCGCGTGACCTGTCTGGTGGTGTAACCGTTAATCTTGAAGATAGCGTTATCTTTCCGTTCTTTGCGGTGGAGCTTAACTTCGATGATGGTACATTTGAAGCGGCAGATGGCAACGTCTACAATCGCGTTTTGCGCCTTTGGACAGGTCAAGGCACTCTGGTTTATGAAGGCAATGAATACTTTGGAACCGGCACAATGCTTGATGTGTCAGTCATTGAGGAAACCACAGAAATAGCCGCTAGGGGCGCTTCTTTGACTTTAAGCTCCGTTCCTAGCGAAGTCATCTCTTTGGCGCTTACAGAGCAATATCAGGGCCGCACATGCAAGATATTCTTTGGTCTGTTCCAAGAGGGGCGGCTAGAAGATCAAACCAGTGCAACTGATGCGCCTGTTTATATTCTACTGCAAACTGGTGGCCGCATGATCTTAGAGGCTAACAAAACCAGCCTCACAGAAATATTTACTGGCTATATGGATCAGCTTTCCATTGATGAGGGGCCAGACGCCAGCACATTGCAGCTATCGGCAGAAAACAAACTGATTGATTTGGAGCGTCCTAGAGTTGGCCGGTTTACATCTGAATATCAGAAATCAATATATCCTGATGATAAGGGGTTTGATTTCGTCGAGGGGATGCAAGACCTTCAGATAACTTGGGGCAGGGCTGGTGCCTAACTTCCAGCAAGAATTTCTGGCTTCTTGCGTGGATGACGCCAAACATCTCCTAGATTTACATTGGCAAGAAATAGCAATCAACAAGCATAAGATTAAGCTAAACCCGCATTGGGAGGCGTATCAGGAGCTTGAGAAAGAAAACCAGTTACGCATTTATACAGCGCGGGAAAACCAAAAGCTGGTGGGTTATTTCGTGTTAATTATCGGCATGAATTTGCATTATAAGGATCATGTGTTTGCGGTGAATGATGTGCTATATCTTCACAAGGATTGGCGAAGAGGCTTAACTGGTGTAAAGTTAGTTAAGTTCGCTGAGAAGTGCTTAAAGAAAGAGGGCGTTTCTGTGATGACAATAAACACTAAGACGCACAGGCCATTTGATAAACTGATGGAATATTTAAGGTTTAATATGGTAGAACGTGTTTATCAGAAATATATAGGTGACTGATGGCTATTTCTGCTGGCATGGCAATTATGAGTACCGCAACGGCTGGTTTTACTGGCGCGTTGATTGGCGGTTCTATAATGACGCACTTCCTAGTCACCACGGCTATGGGCGCGGCTCTTAATGCACTTACACCAAAACCAAGCATTCCAAACGTATCAACGGGATCAAACGCAGCTAACCGTGGCTATCAGATTTCGTCTAGGGGGTCTGCTCAGAACCATCAGATCATATATGGTCAAACTAAGGTTGGCGGCGCGATTGTATTTGATGCTGTATCAGGCGTTAATAACAAGATCCTTCACAGGGTCATTGCTTTTGCTGGGCATGAAATCGAAGAATTTAGCACGTTCTACTTCAATGATGAGGCGCTTACGCTCACAACCGATACTGATGGCAATGGAGACACTTATTACAAGCCAACCGTTGCCACCACTAAAACAGGCGCAACCAGCACCAGATATAATGATTATGTGCGGATCTATCAGCGCAAGGGCGGCACAGAAAACAACACAGCAATCGCAGCCCTTATTTCTGGCGGTGTAGCATGGACGCAAGACCATAAGTTGCAGGGCGTGGCTTACGCCTATTTCCGCATGGAATTTGAAGCTGATGCCTTCCCTAATGGCGTTCCTGAGATGACTTGCATAATCAAGGGTAAGAAGGTCTATGATCCTAGATCGGCCAGCACAGCATGGTCAGACAATCCTGCGCTTTGCATTCGTGATTACATTACGAGCGCTTCTTATGGTCTTGGCGAGGGGTCTGCATCGATTGATGATGATGCCGTTACAGTTGCGGCTGATGTTTGCCAATATAAGAATTATGATGTGAATAACGCAGACCCAGCATCCACTAAAACAGGTGGCTTGCGTTTCACTATGGATGGATCATTTACCACGGCGGTCACTCCACACGATCATATGATGGATATGCTAACCGCAATGGCTGGGCTGATCTGGTATGGTCAAGGCAAGTGGCGCATGAAGGCAGGGCATTACGTTGCGCCCACTATTACGTTCACTGAGGATGATCTGCGCTCTAATGTGCAAGTTTCCACCCGCCATAGTCGCAGGGATAACTTCAACACGGTCAAGGGCGTATTTAGAGGGCCAGCAACAGACTATCAGCCTACAGACTATGCAGAAGTCACCAATGCTGCATTTAGAACGGCTGACAACAATCAGATCAGCACTTATGACCTAGATTTGCCCTTTACCGATAGCTTCGACATAGCACGGCGGCTGGCTCTTATTACGCTGGAGCGCAACCGTCAGCAGCTAACAGTTCAAGTTTCGCTGGGGATGAGGGCGTTTCAAGTTCAAGTTGGTGATATTGTCAGAATGACTATTGCCAGATTTGGCTGGACAAACAAAGAATATGAAGTGGTGCAGTGGACGTTTGGATTGCAGGAAGATAACGATCTGCGCTGTGATTTGGTGCTGCGTGAAATATCTGAAAGCGTCTTTGATGATATATCTGATGGCATTGTTTATGAGCGTGATAATACAACGCTTCTCAGCCCATTTGAGGTGCCACCAGTAGCCATAGCAACATCCAATGAATATGGCGGCGTGTTTAAGGTTGTGAGCGAGAAGCTATTGCGTGAGCTACAGCTAGACGTAACCGCAGCAGATGCCTCTAGGATTGATCGGGTAGAAGTCCAATATAGAGTGGCAAATACTGGCGATTACCTGAACATTGGAACGGGTGGCCTTGGCCGGTATAGCGTTTTAGATTTGGATGAGGCTAATTATGATGCACGGGTCAGAGGCGTTAATACGTTTGGCGTGAAGGGCGAATATAGTTATTTGCTTAATTTCCTCTTAGCTCCATTGGATACACCGCCATCAGATATTGATAGCAATGACTTTATATTTGAGGTTTCTGGCGGCACGTTATTTTTGCAATGGGAGCCAATCTCTGACTTAGACTTATCTTACTATCAGATAAAATACTCATCAGACTTAACCACAGCGTCCACCAGTGACGCAAATGCGCTCTGGGGTGGTAGCTCCAACATAGCTATTAACCGCGTTGCTAGGCCCGCCACATTCGCTACAGTACCCGCTAGATCGGGAACATTCTTAATAAAGGCGTATGACAAGGCTGGAAACCCATCAAACAATGCTGGTTTTGTGGTTATTCCCGCTGCTTCATTGCCAACTTTGGGCGTTTCTGTAACGCAAACGGAAAGCGGGGCGCATACATTTGCTGGTAATACCGGCATCAGCAACACCAATATCACTGTTGATACCTCGCCAAACCCAGATGAATTACGCATCAACGACACTTCTGCGGCTACACCAAGCGGTATTTATTATTTTGGTGGAAATCTGTCTGGCTCACAAACCGATACAAATGGCGCAGATTACATTGATCTGGGATCAAGTAGAACCGCCACCACAACTGGCAGCGTAACCTTTGCGCGGCATATAGATTATTCTTCTGTCTTTGATAATATCCCACAGAATTGGGATACTTGGCCTGATACGTTTGATGATTGGACAAGCGAAAGCGCTGCATTTGGTGACTTCTCAACGGCTATTCAAGTTAGATCAACTCCAGATGATCCATCATCTTCACCGACATGGGGCGCATGGGAAAACGCTATTGGTCAGCAAGTGGTTGGCAGAGGCTTCCAATTTAGGGTAAACTTGAACGCAAGTAATACTCAAGTATCACCAGCCATCACAGTTCTTTCAGCAACGGTAGGTTACTAATGTCACAGA